GGAGGCGGTTGATGTGGCAAAAAGTAGAAACATAGGAGCGACACTGTCGTTGAAATCTGGAAACTTCTTCGCAAATATGAAGAAAGCCCAAAATGAAAGCAATAATCTGCGTAGTACATTGAACAACACAAGCAAAAAAATTTCTGAATTAGGAGATAAAGCAAAAGTTGTTGGCAGTGCCGTTGGTAAACTAGGCAAAGGGTTAGCTATTGCCGGAACGGCAGCCGCTACCGCAGTAGGAACAATGGTAGCAAAGTCAGTCAGTTCATTTGCTGATTATGAACAGCTGACAGGTGGTGTCGATACATTGTTCAAAGACAGTTCGGCGGCAGTACAGAAATATGCTAATGATGCATACAAAACCGCAGGCTTGTCAGCTAATAACTATATGGAAACAGTTACAAATTTTTCGGCATCATTGATTTCAAGTTTAAAGGGCGATACGGCAAAGGCGGCGGATTATGCAAATTCAGCGTTGGTGGATATGGCTGATAATGCAAATAAGATGGGCACGAATATGACAGACATTCAAAATGCCTATCAGGGTTTTGCAAAGCAAAATTACACCATGCTTGATAATTTAAAACTCGGTTACGGTGGCACGCAAGCTGAAATGAAACGACTGCTTAGCGATGCACAGAAACTTACCGGACAGAAGTATGATATTTCATCATTTGCCGATATTACACAGGCTATTCACGCAATCCAAACGCAAATGGATATAACGGGAACAACGGCAAAAGAGGCAAGCACGACAATAAGCGGATCGTGGGGGGCACTGAAAGCGGCGTTTGAAAATACTCTTGTCGGTTTGACAACAGGCGGAGAAATGTTTGATCAGAGTTTGGATGCACTGGTTGATTCAGCTAAGACGTTCGGGCAGAATGTTATACCGGCAATAACGGGTGCGTTAAGTGGCGTAGGTTCGTTAATTGAGAGCTTGGCTCCTGTAATTGTAGCAGAACTTCCGTCAATGGTATCCGATATACTTCCACACCTTGTTTCAGCCGCAAAGAGTTTGGTTACCGGTTTAATCAGCCAATTACCTGCATTGGGAAAGGCTGTTTTAGATGCAATACCATCAATTTTTGACGGTATGACAGATGTAATCGGTGAAAGTTTTGTAGGAAAGCTAAAAGGGTCGTTTGAGGGATTGAAAAATACCATAACTGATACATTTTCAAACATTGGACCAATGCTTAAAGATTTCTGCGAGGGAGGTATATCAACATTCTGTGACGCATTATCTACGGCTATGGATTTAGCCAGCGGAGCTATATCGGTAATTGAGGCATTATCTCCGGTAATAGGAGCAGTTGCAGGGGCGATAATTACGTACAAAGGTGCAGTTATGTTGTGGAATGCAGCAGAAACGGCTAAAAATGTTGTTATGGGTATTTCAACAGCCGCACAATGGGCGTTAAATGTAGCTATGACAGCAAATCCGATTGGTATTGTCATTGTGGCTATCGGTGCATTGGTAGGGGCGTTTATTGTATTGTGGAATAAATCCGAAGGATTCCGAAATTTTTGGATCAACCTATGGGAAAAAGTTAAAGCGATTGTTACAAGTGCATGGGAAGGAATAAAAGCCGGATTTGAAAAGATAAAAAACGGAATATCAGCAGTCAAAGAAAAAGTGTCGACAATGTGGAACGGAGTCAAAGAAAAAACGTCAGAATTATGGGGCGGTGTAAAAAATGCTGTATCGGAAAAACTGAACAACATAAAAAGTGCATATGACGCACACGGTGGAGGACTGAAAGGTGCTACATTTGCGGCAATAGAGGGTGTCAAGGAATACTACAGGACAGGCTATGATGCAATTAATCAATTAACAGGCGGTAAGCTCGGCGAGGTTGTCAATGCAGTCGGTGAAAAGATGGAAGTCGTAAAAGGTAAATTCAGCGAAGCGTTTGGCAATGTGAAAAACACCGTAATGACTATTTTTGAAAACATTAAAAATGGTATTACTGAAAAAATCAGTGCGGCGGTGAACAAAGTCAAGGAGATATTCGGCAGTATTGCCGACAAGGTATCGGAAGTTTGGGGTAAGATTAAAGGAATTATCAAAGCGCCTAAGATTGTACAAAAAGGTACGGTAAGTATAGCCGGTGTCAGTACACCGATTCCGAAACTTGGACTTGAATGGAATGCAAAAGGCGGTATTATGACACGTCCGACAGCGTTCGGATATGCAAACGGAAAAGTTCAAATGGGCGGAGAGGCAGGAGCAGAGGCGATACTTCCGCTTAGAACATTTTGGAACAATTTAAGTCAATACATAGCCGAAAGCAACAAAGGCGGCAATACTATAACGAATGAAATTAAGATAGTTATAAACGCCGACAACAAAACCACCGATGAAATCGCCGACGACGTTATAAACGTAATAGTTCCTAAAATTCAAAAATGTATGGCAAATATGTAGGAGGCAAAATGTTAGATTTCTATTTAAGTATAAACAACAGTGAAGAAGTTATACATATTCCTGTCACGCCGTCCGAATTTACCGTATCAAGTTCACAAGGTACGGAAACTTTTGAAACGGCAAATTACGGTTGGATAAAAATTATCGGAAATCCCGAACTTAAAACTGTATCGTGGAGCAGTTTCTTACCGATGACCGACTATCCGTATTTAAGGGACAGAAGTATGAAAGGACAGGAATATGCGGACAAAATCGAAAACTGGCGTAAGCGTAAACTTCCGATACGGCTTGTCATTACGTCTTCGGGTATCTGCAATGTAGATATAAATATAGCGGCGGCAATAGATAAGTTTGATTACAGTGTCGGCACAGGCGGCGACTTAAATTATTCAATCGAACTCGGCGAGGTTAATCTTTTAAACGATGAACAGGAGGGACTGACAGTGGCACAGTATGATGAAATAATGGCAAGAATTGATAATATAGAAGAAAGGCTTAGCAGTGTTGAAAACACAATGATATATAACTATATGGACGATAATATGCCGTCTTGGGCTAAACCGACTATTCAAAAGCTGATGGACAGAGGTATTATAAGCGGTACAGACGATAATGAACTCGGTCTTACAATGGATATTATTCGTACACTTGTTATTATTGACAAAACAGACGGATTTGAAAATTATACGGTTGACATTATGCCGTCATGGGCAGAGGCGACTATTGAAAAGGTAAAAAGAAAAGGCTATCTAAACGGTGACGGCGAGGACGGATACGGTTTGACAAAGAGTATGATACGTTTGCTTGTTATTATGGATAATGCCGGTTGTTTCGGTGATTAAAAAACTATTGAAATATTTTCCTTTTGTGATATAATAAAACAAAAGGGAGGTTATGAATATGAAGAAATATATAGCA